ATACAAATTTTAACATTCAAAATAATAATCTTGTAAAAACTATTTTTGTCAAAAAAGGAAAACCCATTTTCAAACAAATGTATTATCCTAAATTTATTGATGAGTCTGGAATTGATTCTAAAATTTATTTCAAACCAAAGCTGAATAAAGTAATAAAAAATGATTGTAATTTAAACAAAAATATGATTATCAGTGGACCAAATGCTTCTGGGAAAACTACTACTTTAAAAACTGTTTTAATTAATATAATTCTTTCTCAACAAATTGGATTTGGGTGTTTCCAATCTCTTAAATTATGTCCATATGATAATATTCATTGCTATTTGAATATTCCTGATACGTCTGGTCGTGATAGTTTATTTCAAGCTGAAGCCAGAAGATGTAAAGAAATATTAGATTCTTTAAATTTTAATAATAAAGAATCGCATTTTTGTATTTTTGATGAATTGTATTCAGGAACTAATCCAGAAGAAGCTGTTGTTAGTGCGTTTGCTTTTATGGATTATATTGTCAAGAATGAAAATGTCACTTGTCTTTTAACAACACATTATACAAAACTATGTAAAAAATTGTCCAAAAACAAAAATATTAAAAATTATAATATGAAAACGCTAAAAAAAAACGACAATTTTGAATATATTTATCTTTTAAACGAAGGTATATCTAAAATAAAAGGTGGACTAAAAGTATTACATGATATGGATTATCCAAAGGAAATTTTAGAAAATACCAAAATGTAAATTAGATCCTTTTTTATAATCATTTCAAATTCTTATGCCAATGAAAACTACAATCTTCTTCTTTACATATTTTATGTGAATCATTTGTATATTTATCCCAGTATGGAATCGCATCTGGATTACTTTCACCTATCATATGTTTATGTTCATCTATATGAGATATACCTAATACCCCAGTATTGATATATATTTCTTTTACATAGTTCCTTAACTCAGGATTTATCATATGACCATACCGAAGAAGATGTCTATCAGGTATTTGTCCAGACCTTGACCATCTAGTTGAACAAGCTACTGATATATCAGTCTTATTATAAACTGAATGAAACCAAGACATTGGATTATATAATATATCTTTTTCTTTTAATTCTATTTCATAACGTTCAGCATATTTAATTAATGGAAATTTATCTAAAAATTCATCAGTATCCATATTTAAAAATCTGGATTCTGAAGCCATATAAATACCTTTTTCTTGGAACCTTGGATACAATAATGCTAATTGATTTGGATTAAAAAAAGTCCATTTTTTTTCACCTTGTATCATTAAATAAAAATTATTTGTATATGCCGCATGTAATGCTGTTCCTGTACCTTTTACTACTCCTAAAAATAATTGTTTACTATCATTTGACATATATCCATTTATTAATTTTTTTATAATATACATATCAGAATCAGGTAATAAATCTGGATAATGAGAAAATAAATTTGTGGAATTAGTTATATAACACTTATTTTCCATTATATTTTTTAATTCTGTAAAAATATTATCAGGACATGTTTCTTCAGAACTAGGACTCATATAAACTTTATTATTTCCTGCTACGTTCATTAAATTCTCAAATCTCATTGATTCAAAACATTTAAGTTCAACCCCCCGCATTACAAATGGTAAATCATTTTTTACATGATACATGACATTTTTATTAAAATCTGGATCATCTATAAAGAATACTTTAATATCTTTGGGTTTATTATAACTATTTCCATTTTTTTGTAACCAATATAAATTTCTATCACAAATCGTTTTTATTTTTTTACTATTTTTATCATTTTCTCCTTTAGGTATTCTATCAAAAATCATTTTATTAAATTCAGCATAATATTCTATTGGCATTACTGGTTTAAATCCTATTTTCATATTTGAACAATATTGTGGTTCAATCCTCCAATATATACCAAATAGGGAATAAATATCATATAATAAAAACATCAAATTTATATTTATTCTACGTTTTAAAATAATATAAATAATTATTAAAATTAATATCAAAATTAAAACTACAAAATATAATGGTAATTTTTTTCCCTTAAAATTCATAATTTATATTATATAAATATAAATATTTTATTATACTAACAATGCTTTTTTTAATAAATTAGTTAGGGTATTATGTAAGTTATTTCCTTCTCCTCTCCAATTACTACCAGCTCTATAATGTAAAAATACATCTTCATATAGCTCACAAAAAAACTTTCCATCTTTATTTCTAATATCGTTTTTTAAAAAGTTAGTCAATCCAATATTATTTTTTAATTCAACTGGAATATCTAATTCATTCCAATTACCAGAACTTTTATGTTTAATAAAATATATATCTTCATTTATTTGTGTTTTTAACCAATCTTGTGTCATTCCTCCTGTATCACACCCGGGGCTACAATTCCAATTCAATAAATTAATATTTTTCATTTTATTCATATCAAAATAATATATACCATTCCAAAAATAACGTATAGTATTTAGATTTCTTGTTTGTAAAACAATAGCACAATCATATTTTGAATAAATATTTATATCAAAATAATTTAGTAAAAACATGTCACTATCAATTAATAAATATTTATCCGGATTTGCTATTTGATACTTTAATATATAATTCATTGAATCTGCTGTTCTTTCAGATCCGCCTTTTACAAATTTATGATGATCATTTGGTATATTTATACATTTTATATTTAATTTAAAACATACCCTTTCTATATTCTGTTTGATACTAATATCGCCGTAATTTGTAGAATCAGGAAAACTTTTGGCATCGTTGAATACAATAAACTCATAATCACCTTTAAAATATTTTTTCAATGTATAATATTGAATTATAATAAAATCTATATTATTTACAACCGCTGTTACTATTTTCATTACTAAAAACTAATTAAAAAATAATTTAATTTAAAACGCATTATAAAAATATAATTTAGAATAACTATGTTATAAAATAAAAATACAGAAAAATAATTCGTTTTAATAATAATTAAAATATATCAATAAAATTTAATAATGGTCTTTTCTAATTTATTTAGCTCATCATTTTTATTTAATATTGCTATTTTTATTTTAATTGGATGTATACTTGCTTATGTTAATTATAAAATGACAGAACAGGATCATAAACTTAATTCAATGATTGGATTAATTTCTACTATGGCAGAAGAAATGCATTTCTTTAGAAGTAAATTACATAATAATAATAATAATAATATGAATGATGTACCTGCTACAGATAAGTTTCAATTTGCTTCGCAATTGTTAGGTGGTTCAGAACTTATAGAAGTTTCAGATAATGAATATGAAGAAGATTTAGATGAAGAAGATTTAGATGAAGAAGATTTAGATGAAGAAGATTTAGATGAAGAAGATTTAGATGAAGAAGATTTAGATGAAGACGATTTAGATGAAGAAGATTTAGATGAAAATGAAATGATACAATTATCATTGGAAAATTTAAATGAACCACTAGAAAATACAGATATTGTAGATTTAGAAGATATTAATAATGATTTTGAACAAAATAAATCAATTAAAACTATTCATTTAGAACAAACATTTGATTTAGAAGAAACAAATTTGATCTCTTTAAATGATAATGAAATAAAAGAAGATAATAATTTTTTAAAAAATATCAATACGAATGATTTAGATGAAGATTCTAAAACAGATTATAAAAAAATGTCAGTAAATAAATTGAGAGAAATTGCCATTAATAAGGGTTTCGCTGACACAAGTAAATTAAAAAAAAATGATATTTTAAAAATGCTTGGTGAAGAATAAATATTACACACTTGATAATTTTATAATGAGATTTTTTATCTACATGTAGTATAATATGAATAATTATTATACTATAGAACCTAATCAAGAATTCCAAACAACTGCTAATAGTTCATGGCAACCTGACTCAAAAATGAATAATAAAATTTTAGTTGATACTGGAATAAAATCAAATTGGCAATACAGACAATATATGATGAAGAACGCAAACCAAATTATGAAATATAATACTATGGAATCAATTTATACTTCAGGAAATAATCCATATACAAATATCAATAACGAAACTGTTAACAACACACCATATATTTATACATCAATCCATGATACAAGTAGTCCACTTTACGGATTTAGAAATAGTGATTTAAAACAAGATTATATAACAAATGAAAAAATGAAATCAAGAATGATAGCACCAAATATTCCAACTAATTTTTAAAATAATTATATAATATATAAGAACTTATTGAATAATAATATAATAATAACTTTTAATAATTTACTATTATAAATGAAAATATTTAGTATTGATATTGGTATAAAAAATTTATCTTTTTGTCTTTTTGAAATACAAAATTTAGACGATAAATCTAATAATTTAAAAATTTTAAAATGGGATAATATTGATTTAACTGAAAAAACTGAATCTAAATGTATTGAAATAGATAAAAATGGGTTATGTGATAAACCTGCTAAATTCAAAAAAGAAGGTAGCTGTTATTGTTTAAAACATTACAAAAAACACAATTACTTAAAACCAATACAAGAACTATCAACATCTTATTTAAATAAACAGAAAATTCAAAATATTATTGATATTGCTGATAAATATAAAATAAAATATGAAAATCCTCCAAAAAAAACAAATTTGATTGGTCTTTTAACTGAATTTTCTAATAAAAATTGTTATACCGAAATTCCAAAAACAAATGCTTCAAAAATTGATTTAGTAACAATTGGTAAAAATATTCAACATAAATTTGATGATATTCTAGCCGAACATTTATTATCTATAAATACCATTATCATTGAAAATCAAATTGGACCAATTGCTAATAAAATGAAAACAATTCAAGGAATGATTTCACAATATTTTATTATGAAAAACAACAATATATTAATTGAATTTATTAGCGCCGCAAATAAATTAAAAGATTTTTTACCAAAAGATAATAAGGAAAAGACTGATTATAAACAACGTAAAAAACTAGGAATCCAAACATGTTTAGAAATTATTAATAATGACTTTAGATTCAAAGAATGGGAAAATTTAATAAATAAACATACGAAAAAAGATGATTTATCTGATTGTTTTTTACAGGGAATGTGGTATATTAAACATAAAGTATGTTTAAACTAATTTTTATAAATACTTTTAATTATAAAATATATATTTTACAATTCGTATTACTTAAAATTATATCATCTTATTAATTCATAATGGATAACGATATTATAGACATTTCTACGGACTTTGATGAACTTTCAAATTTTAATAATAATAATTTTACTTCTA